ACTTACTAGCTTTATCGTACTGATTATCGAGTTTAGTAAGAGCCTCTTCAACCTGTAGTAGCTTAGCTTGATTATCAGCAATCTTTTTGTTAATGTCAGCTAGGACGCCTCCTTTATGTTCCTCAGCAATGTCTTGCGAGCATGTTGGGCACGTAGGATTATCACTAAAGAATTCTACTGTGTGATTGCATGAATCCAATGTATTGCCTATCTTCATCTTCATTTTATTTGCTGCCACTAGAGCTTGGTTAACGTCGTCTGTGTTAGCTTTACTTCTTATTGCTTCCATGTCTTTAGTGGAAGTGTTTACCTTTTTTTGTATGATTGTAATCTGAACATTATTAGTATTAATTTTAGATTGAATACTGTCTATAATAGACTGCCTATTTGTTTCTAATACTTCAATCAGCTTCTTTTGTGATATCACTCGATTCCTATGGCTCGCAATATCAGATTCTAATTTTTGTATCTGATCTTTTACTGATGCAGTTTTATCTTTCAAGATAGAGTTCATTAAAGAAAATACTCGGATATCTAAAATATCCTCAATAACCTCACGACGTTGTATTGCTGAGAGTTGCATGAAAGGTACAAAGGTAGCTGATCCCAAGATCACAACTTGAGTAAATGTTTTGTAGTTTAGTTTAATGATTTGTTGTTCAAGTACTTTCTGATAATCCTTAAGAGCCGCGTCCTGATTAATCATTTCGCCATCACACCAGATCTCAAACACGTTAGGTTTGATGCCACGCTTTATAACATACTCGCGACCATTGGTTGAAAACTCCAATTCAACTATACAGTTTTTACCGTTAATTGAATTGACAAGTTGGCCTTTATTGACATTACGAAACGGTTTACCAAACAACGCAAAAGTCAACGCACATAAAATGGTTGACTTACCCTCTCCGTTCTTACCTGTGATTAAAGTTGATGAGTGCTTGTTTAACTCGATTGTGTTAGATACGTTTCCTGTACTTAAAAAATTACGATATGTCACTTTCTTAAATATTACCATCGATACATTCCCATCACATCACCTCTATAAAATTATCGATACTACTTTGCTGATAAATCAACATTAGTTTTAATTCTTCAATATCATTTCTTTTATGCCAGGTGCCTACTCTGTAACCCCATATATCCGTTAATCCTCTTAATGATTCTGGTCTACCTAGGTATTTGATATCGCTGTAATTGAATGGTATACCTTCAGTAATCATTGATCTGCATAAATCAGTACGGAATTGTTGAAACTGGATACGATTACCAGCAATGATATGAATCTTATCCGTCATATTACCTCCGCATTTATCGCCTCAATATACAAGGTCTTCATGAACGATTTGATTTTTTCTTTGTCCGCGTCAGTGTCAATCGAGTCAATATAGTTTGATAGCACATCAACCGTATCTTCTAGGTCAATATTATCATCTACTGCACCTTCCTGAAACTCAGACATGTCCTCTACAATCTTCACTTCATAACAACCTTTACTATAAAGTTTATTCATAAAATGGTCAAATTTATATAAGTCTGTCTTGTTGGTTACCACAACCTTTACAAATTTATTTTGCAGCACTTCATTATCAACATCAAAGAGATCCTTGGTGTCATCATAATCAATTCTAACAAATACAGCATTGGTGTTTTGAAAGAATTCAATTTCACGAGTCTTTGTATCAAATAGATGGTAACCTTTAGGATCGTTATGGTCTTGCCAGGTCATCTCGTAAGGCGTACCAACATACATAATGTTTTCTTTCTGCGACTTAGTATGATAGTGACCAGAGAATACCCTCTCGTACTTGTCAAACATTTTAATAGGCAGACCATCATGAGCTTCAGCACCCCTGTACATGGGGAACGATGATATTTCGAAGTGACCCAAGCAGATATCAGATTTGCTGTTGGCAATAAACTTTAGGATATCTCCCTCGTTATCTTTACATATCCAAGGGATCAAATCAATTGAGGATCCATTATATTGAATTGTCGTTGGTTTCTGATACACAGTGATGTTTGAATACTCACCTAACACAAGGGAGGGTGAGTTTACTTCTAAACTCTCTCTAAAGAATATATCATGATTGCCTACTAATGTGTGTAAATGAATATTTTCTTCTTGTAACTTGTCAAAGAAGTATTCCTTTGCTCTGCTCAAGCTGAAGAAGTTAATGTACTTACGGCGGTCAAACAAATCACCCATTTGGAATACATCAGTTACATCCTCTTGAACAAGGTGCTTGATCATATCATTAAAGAATAATTCAAAGTGATCATGAAAGAGGTTTAGATCATTTCTAACTCCTACATGAGTATCACCAAGGATACAAAACTTCATTGAACCACCTCATCTGAATCCAAGATGGTATCCAGGTTAGCTTGATCACGCTTTGCTTTTGACTTCGCTTTTCTTTTTTCATCATAAATCAAGACGTTATCAAACACGCCATTGTTTTGCATAAACTCAACATATGTATTTGCGTATGTGCCATCGTCATGGTCCTGCACCTCAAACGCTTCAAAAGGCATTTCCATTACAATCTTACCTTTGATGAGGGTCTGTTTCTTTTCTTTTTGGATGCGACGAATGAAAGCATAGTATATGATCTGAGTAAAGTAAGCAAATGGGTTACTATATTTTTCAGGATTGAAGTTATTAAAATACATCAAACAGTTTTCAATGCCATCAGAAATCATTTCTTCTCTGAAAGTGTAATTGATAAAGTTTGGCTTATATGATAGATGGGTGGCTATCTTGAGGATACATTCGCCAAGATATCTACTGAGTTGTGGTTTTGGATCACCCGACTCTTCTGCATCTAAGATGAACTGCTTATACTCTTTGATAGCAGCCAAGAAGTCGGCATTGTTTACGTAATGATTGCTTTTTGCTTTCGCCATGATATTCCTCAATTTTCTGATATAATATAATTATCAGGCAAACATACTAATTCATCAAATAAAAATAAAGTTGCAAGTATATGTTGAGCACCCCTATAATCACTATGTCAGGGTTAAAGATGTATTTAATGCTTAGTATCCGAACCCGATACATAAGAGCTTACAAATGTATCTTCTACTTCCTTAAGGTCCTTCTCTGAAGCCATTGACTTAGCTTCTTCTAGTAGATCATATGATTCTACCATCTTTAAGAACTTATTGGTAATCTCTGGATTAGCTGTAACTAGAAATTCAATGTGATCCTTCTTAATCTCAAAGAACCTCTCATCAGATAAAGGACAATAAGGCATCATTATTACATTAGAAGAAGATTGACTTACACGTACATAATAAGGGCACTCTACTTTAACAGTATCTTTAAGGTCTGCCCTTATTATTGCTAATATATCATTATCTGATTTTGTTCGAATTACCACTACAACATCATTCATAAGTTAACGTCCACCAATTTAATTGAGAATTGTTCTGAAGAATATAACTTATATCTCTCCGCTCCATGCTGTAATGTATGATTCTTCCATGACTTCCAATGAAGGTCGTCGGTAAGGTCATACAAGTTGCAGTGTGTCTTACCTTTATTTAGTCTTAATCCTCTACCTATAGATTGAAGGTTTCTGATGATGGACTTTGAGGGGCTGGCAAATATTATATTTTCAATCGAAGGAATATTAATACCTGTCGATGTTGTACCAAAAGAGGCAACTACAATAGCATTTGTCTGATGTGATAATGTCTTACGTATTTGCTCTCTTTCGTTTACATCAATACCGCCATGTATGAAGTATATAGGTCTATCTCCTGCTCTTTCCTTGATCATATCATACAATACAGCACCATGCTTTTCTACAAACTGAAACAAAAGAAGAGTGTTGCCAGTACATCCTAACGTGAGGTTCCTAATAAATCTATTTCTGGATTCGCTCTTGACTATAAAGTCTATTTCAGGTTGGTATTCTATTTTATTACATGCTTTCCTCACTTCTTCAGGATGCTTTAGCAAGATAGCCGTAATTTTGAGATCAGCTAACTTACCCTCATCCTGTAACTTCTTAGTTGTTGTAACTTTATGTATGGTTCCAAATATACCCTGTAATACCAGTTTATTTACTTTCTTGTCATCAAGAGACCCTGTTGTACCAATCCTATAAGCCACATTAGGCATCCGTTCCATAATTGTAGTTAAAGACTTAGCTTTAAATTGATGAGCCTCGTCTCCTATTACAACATCAAATTGTTGGAACCATGCTTTAGGCATCGTGTAGGCAGACTGCCAAGTAGTGAACAATATATCTTTTTCAAACACTTTTGGAAATCCTGAATACAGTTTCTGACAGTAGTCTTCAACTACCCAACCATTTGCGCTTGAATAGTCTTCAAAGTCAGTATACATCTGCTCTACAAGAGAGGTTGTAGGAACAACAATCATGATCTTCCGATCTCTATTCACATGCCATCTGGAGATAGTGTATATAATCAGAGACTTACCTGAACCAGTCGGACTTAACAACACTACCCTATTATTCTTAAAAGCTGTGTGTACAGCCTCTATTTGATAATCTCTAATCTCAATAGGTTCTCCTCTACCGTGCAAATTCAAGGACGAGGCAAATAATCCCACATCCTTTTCAGACACAGATTCAATCACCACATCCGAATCATATAAAACTTTGTATCCTCTAGCATCAGCAAACTTATATACATAATCCAGGAGTCCGACGTAAAGGGATTTACGGATTGGATCATAAAGCCTAATTTTTCCATCCCAAAGTCTAGCTTTAAACTTTGGTGTAAATTTAGCACCTGGATATTCATAAGTAAAAAAGTCACAAAGTTCAGACTCTATTCCCATATCATCAGAATAGACTCTTAAGTGAACTTCATTTACCTTCTCAACTTTAAGTACTGCCATTACATCCCCGATAAGAACTGCTTCCACCTGATACCGTTTGACAATTGAAAGTCTCTTTGTTTAATCTGACCCATAATTGATTCAACTGCATATAACGTTGTATCTATGTAATCAAGACGAAGACTTACTTTTGACAAATCATCGTCTCCTTTTAGAAACTCATCCATCTCTGCTTTTAATGGCTTGTTGTACTGCCATTGTTCCCAACCGAACTCAGCGAGCTCTTGTTGAGAGAGCTCACCACGATAGTAACGAATTTTGTTTTTGCGAAGAGAACTGTAATCAATCTGAAGTTTAGTTTTTCTTAACTTAGCATCGATTAAGAGTTTGAGGTACTTTGAGTGCAGCTTAGCAGTTCGTGTGGATGATTCGCCTAAGTGGTTATCATCTATCTCGCTGTCTGTTTCCCACATGTTAATGATGTCATCAAGTTTCATAATGTATTCCTTTGTTACTATTCAAATTTATAATATGTATATGCAAATGAGGCTGTACCAGCAAGGTAGGTAGTATCAGTTGTAGTTGAACTCAGTTGTACAGATGCTAGTGAGGTTGGAAATAAATCAACAAACCTCACTGTTCTTATAACGTTGTTAGAACTATTTAGTATCTGTAAAATACCATCAGAAGCAGCAGCAGTAGAAGGAGTAGTTGAAGGGAAGTCGGTTCTACTGGCAATAAAGTTTTCGTATTGTGTCCAGTCTTCAGGAAACCCCATACCGATTAACCAGTTATGTATAGCAATATAGTTTATCATTTGTTCATCAATGAGGAATGTAATGCTCAACTCATCAAATTGAGGTTTATCACCTGGCATCCGTATGGTTGACAATGGTGTACCAATTTCTGCTGCTGGTAGTGACAATGAGGGTATAGACGCTTCCTGACAAAAGAAAGAAATTTCTGGAAGCTTTTGTATACCAAATAAGAATCCGTTTGACTGCAAGGGATTTACATTATTTGGAATTGGACAAGTGAGAGGTTGCATGATGTATCATCTAAATGTTATGTTATATATATTTATCTATGAAAATGTAGATGATTTGTATACAAGTATTGACTTTACCTATATAATGTATACAAACAAGGATCTCCATATGCACGAAAATATTATAATTGAAAAACTTAAAATTGACGGAAAATTAATCACAAAGAGATGTACGGAATCATATCTCCAAAAGATTGGTGAATATAATTGGGTCCTCAATAACACCCCTCACGATTTTATTACTGTGAGTGATAAAGTCAGGTGGTTAATATACGGAGGAGGTTATTGTGATGTATGTAAATGTCGTACAAAGGTGGATGTGTCAGGGCGTGGATTTGCAAAATACTGTAAGGATCATTTCCATTATCCCAAGAAAGGTAAATTAGCTTCTAATCATAAAGATGTTGATATTGACCTAGTAAGATCTTTATATTTAGACCAACACAAAAGTATATTAGAGATATCTGGTATCCTTAAAAATATAAGTAACGTGACCTTAAAAAAGAAAATGGTTGAAGCTGATATACCGCTTAGATCACATTCAGATACACAGACCTTAAACTCTACATCAAAAGATACTCACATCCATTTATTTACAAAAGATTGGTGGCAAACAGAGTACAGTACAAAACCATCTACTCAAATAGCTACGGAGTTAGGGTGTTCCCCATCTCTTGTGCTACAAAGGCTGCAATTATATGATATTCCTGCTGTTACTTTTTGTAAGGACACAATTCCGGAAAAGACTGTCATGAACATTCTTGACAGTATCGGTATTCCTTATGAAAAGAAGGTTAGGGGTATGTTAACCAATAATAAGGAACTAGACTTTTTAATACCCAGTTACAATCTTGCTATTGAAGTAAACGGGATTTATTGGCATTCAGCTGCAGCTGGCAAAGACTCCACATACCACCTCAATAAGACATTAGAATGCAATAACAGGGGCATCCAACTAATACACTTTTGGGATTCGGAAGTTCAGACACATACTGAGATAATACGTAGTATGTTGCAATCAAAAGTTAAATCTAACATCAGAATATTTGCAAGGAAATGTACATTGCAAGAAGTTAATTCAACTGACGCTAAATTATTTTTTAATTCTTCTCACATGCAGGGGTATACACCAGCATCAAAGACTGTTGGATTGTTTTATGATGGCGTACTTGTATGCGCCGGATCGTTCAGTAAACCAAGGTTCAATAAACAATATGATTGGGAGTTAATTAGATTTTCATCGGCCTTAGGTGTTAATATTATAGGTGGGTTATCTAGGATACTAAACACAATATCAGGATCCATTATATCATACGCTAATCGCAGATGGTCAATAGGTAATGCTTATGACTCTGTAGGGTTTAAATGTATAGGCAATACAAAGCCTTCTTACGGGTATACCAAAGACTTTAGATTAATTGAAAATAGAATGAAGTTCCAAAAACATAAACTAGTATCCTTACCTCAGTATGATAATAGTAAAACAGAGTCTACTATTATGAATGAAGCTGGATACACAAAAGTATGGGATTGTGGACATCTAATATATACCAGATAAAAAAGGGCCTCCAAATGGAGGCCCTTATCTAACTCACTAAAGATGCACTTAAAAGTACATCAGGTTTATTACATTAAGTTCGTTACTGCGACTTTGCGATAATAATAATTCTTATTAGCAACTAAGTCACCTGTTGAACCCGAAGAGTCGTCAAGATCGACAAAAGGATTGGCAACCATACCATATCTGGTCTTAAACCCGATTTTTGGTTGGAAACTTTGTGGGTCAACAGCACGAACCATTTGGAGAGGAACGTAAGGGCAGTAGAACAAGCCGGCGTCAAATGCAGATGCACCTTTGTATCCAACCAAGAAGAACTGGGTGTTTGACTGGTTAGCAGCATATGGATCAACGTACACTTTGTACTTACCGTTCAACACACCAGCAAAGGTTGTTGAAGCTTCGTCAACATTCAGGCCAGTTGAAAGAGCAGGAGCGTAGTCAAGAACACCAGGCATTGCCAAAGCAGATGCAACATCGCTTGAGCAAAGAATGAAGT